GCGGCCAGGAGGGCGCGGGCCGACATGGCATCCACGTTGCCGTCACCCTCGAGGGTATTTACGGGTGCCTCGCCGATTACCGCAATGATCGCGTTGACGGCGTCCAGTTCGGTGCGGGGGCTGAATTCGTACAGGGCCATAATGGTCTCCTTATAAAAAGCCTAAAAACCCCCCAGGGTATCCACTAGGGACACTCTGAGGGGTGCGGGGTACTACTTGGGGGTTACCTTCGGGACTGCCTTTGCTCGGCCCTTTCGAGTACCACTAGGCGCTTCTCGCGTATCGCGTGGATTGCCTGCGGGGGCAGCTGGGGGAGCTTCAGGGGCCAAAGGTCTGGACCCCTGGGCGGCCAGGAGGGAACCCAGGAGGGTGTCCCAGCCGTTTGCCATTACAACTTGACCGTGATCAGGACAGCCGCTTCAGGACGCAGGACACCGTGGCCCATTGCGTACTTCGCGACGATCTGGTCGCCTTGGAAGTTGATGCGGCGGCCACGCTCCAGGCCCAGGTCTTTAAGCTTGACGGTGCCTACAGCCGAACGGTGCACGGCGATGCCGACAACCTTGCCGACCAGGGCGACAGGGAAGGCGTGCTTACCATCAGCGCCACCCAGTTCCAGGTGCGGCACTTCGATGATTTCATAACCGTGCACATTGCGCAGGTTACCCGTCTCCACGTCGATGATCGCCGCGTAGTTCGCGTTGGCTGGCATCAGGGCGCACAGGATGTTGCTGTAGCCCTCAGGCGTCACAAAGAAGGTACGATCGCCCGAGGCTACATAGTTCTTCGTCATACGCATACGAGCGTCAGCCAGGGCGTTCAGGATTTCGTCGCCGTCCTTCGCATTGGCCACGCCCAGGGCGGTAGCCGTTGCCAGTTGAACCACGGAGCCGCCACCCAAACCTGGCAGGTTCTCGGTAGCCTGTGCAGCCTGGGCCATGTTCGACAGGACTGCACCGTCAGCGGCCAGGGCCAGAGCTTCGCCCAGTTGCTTGGAGTACTCGCCGCGCACATCGTAGTGATTCATGGCGTCGTCAATGTCGGTGATCAGAACGTCCGAGGTCAGCAGGCCGTCGATGACGATCACTTTCTCGCTGTGCGGAATCTTCGAGCGCTGATCGTCCAGGTTGTCACCAGGGGCCAGGTACTTGCCCACGGTGCGGCCCATGACAGGGAACTGCGCGGATTTGCCCGATTGGATCGAGCGGACGACGTGCTTGTCCATGGTCTTGGCGGTACGAGCGAACGCGGTCAGGACCTCGCCAGCAAATACTTTCAGGAACAGAGCCAGGCGGTCGCCCGTGTTGTTAACTTGACCAGGTGCTTGTACGGTAGTGGATGCCATGTGATGATTCTCCTTAAAGGTTAAAGGCTATGAGGTTTCATAGTCCTATAGTGGGGGTTAATACCTAGAGGAGACCCCGAAGGGTCCCCGTTGGTTACATCTGGGTCACTGCGACACGAGCTTCGACCGAGGCGGTGTACTTCGCGTCACGGCCGTACTTCTTGTCCGACATGGCCGCCATCATGGCGCTCACATCGGCGAACGGTTCGGCCTTCGTGGTGCCCTTGCCGGAGCCATTGCCGTCCACCGGCTTGGTGCCTTGCAGGCCCTTATTGCGGGTGCCAAGGGCTTTCGTCTGGGCTGCCTTCAGGGCGCGCAGGATCGACTTGGCTTGGCCTAGCTTGCCGTCGTTGCTGGCCTCGCTGAAGGCTGCGGCATCCTCGGCTGCGTTAGCGGTAGCCCAGGCGGCCAGCTTGTCGAACTCCGCCTTGCCGCCCACTTCTGCGTAGATGGCGTTGTTGTAGACCACCATCTGGGACAGTTGGCCAGCGATGATCGAGTCCGTGATCGCACGGCTGAAGCCAGCACCTTCCAGGGCCACGTAGGTAGCCTCGGACAGTGCGCCAGCGGCATTGAACTCGTTGACGATTGCCACTGGGTCCAGGCCCGCAGCGGAAGCCTTTGCGGCAGCGTCTTGGAAACCTTCCTGCTGGGCACGCATGCCCGCCAGGATTTGTTCCTCGGTGGACTGCAATTCGGGAGCGACAACAGGGGTCGTCTCGGTATCCGCATCGTCATCCGACAGGTCGTCATCAGCGTCGATCACGTCGCCCACTTTGGTTCCCTTGCCGTCTTGGCCCAGGTCCTCATTACCGTGGTCGATGATGCCGTCGATGTTGATGATGTCGTCGCCGTCACGGACCGTTGCCGTGTTGTCCAGCAGGGCGACATCAGCCGCCGACAGTTCACCACCAGCTACCACTGCATTACCATAGAATTCATGACTCATCGTTGTGTTCTCCTTAAAGTGATTTGAGGCGGAAGACCTGGGCGGCCTTCCTGTTCCTCTAGTGGGGGTTAATACCTTAGGCCATCGCTTCAGCCATCGCTTCAGGGTCCGCACCGGCTGCGCCGATCTGTGCCCCTGCGGTATTACCCGCTGCGGCTGCGGCCTGCATGGTGCCCTGCTGGGCGGCCTGCTGGGACAGCTTGGTCTGCATTTGCTCGTCCGAGAGGATAAGCCCTGCGGGGTCGAGACCGCTTGCGTCGGCAGCGCGTAACAGCAGGTTGTCGAAGTCCACACGGTCCGACACCTTCTCCAGGAATGCGGAGACGAGTAGTTGGAACTGCTGGAGCTTGGAGGCATCCTGGCCACGCCCGATAGCGTCGATGCCCGTGATGACCGAAGGCTTGAGAGCGCCTGGAGGCAGCTGGGGAATCTTGCTGGTCGCCTGAAGCTCGATCAGGAGTCGCTTGACGGTCGGGAGTTGGAACTCCGATGACAGGACCGAGTAGACGCCCCCGAGGGTGGCCTCCAGTTCGTTCGAGACATAGCGGATTTCCTCGGCGGTCACCCGGTCACCTGAGCGCTGCACTGCGGAGTTCAGCAGGAATGCGAAGGCCAGGCGTTGCTCAATAGCATCAGCCACCTGCTTGGTCGTTGCGAAGTCCGCGAACTTCTCCAGCTGGAATACCTCGATGTCCCCCTTCTTGCCTGGGATGAAGTCACCACTCTGGGCTTTCGCCAAGCGGCGCACCGAGGTGGAACTATTAGGCTGGACCATGAAGAGAATCTTGGAGGCGATGGTGGCGAACTGGACGATAGACGCCGAGAGCTTCTCCAGGGACACGAGGTCACCGATGTACTCCTCCACGAATGAGCGGCCGTAGTTCTCGCCATCCTGCTTGTACAGGCGCACGGGAATCCACGGGGATGCGTCTGCGGGATAGGTGTTCTCGGTGCCCGAAATGACCTCGCCTTCGACCTCTTGGTACTCCAGCCAGTCGTCCGACTCGGAGTCGCGGTAGACGTGGGTGTAGAGTTCCACAGCGGTGTTCGGCTTGTAGTCACCATCGGGGAGAACGTTTCGGATTTCCTCTGGGAGGGCCGAGTACGCAATCAAGTCCTTGGCGATCAGTTGCAGGACGTTGCTCGTGGCATCGCGTTCGCACACGTAGTTTAGGAGCTTGTACATCCGGCAGGTTGGCATGTCGGGCGGCCAGTAGACCAGCGCGTTACCCGCGACCAGCAACTGCTTGGCCATCTCCGAGGTCATCGGACGAATCTGTGCGGACTCCGCGTAGGCCATGCAAATGCGTTCGATCATGGAGAGACCCAGTTGGGCCTGGGTGGCCAGCGTCGGGTCGCCCTGTTCCTTGAGGTCGAACTCGCCCATGTTCAGGCGGAAGAACGGCTGGCCCACTGGGAGCAACGACAGGGTGATCTTGGCGGCCAGGTTGTTAAGCCCTCGGGCACCCACCGACTGGAACGGCGTGGCGTAGTCCGTGGAGCCATCGTCGGACTCCTTAGGGAACAGTGAGGGGATGGTGTACTGTGCGTTCTTTTCAGCACGGGTCGTGTAGGGTCCCCGGTCGTTGACCAGACGGGTGTAGGTGGCTTTCGCGCCTTCCTCATCCAAACCGGAGCGGTCCCCTGGGGTCGCCATCTTAGACGTTCAGGCCGGAACCTGCGGCTGCCGTGCGGGCGATGGTGAGACCCTTCTTGCCACGGCGATTAGCCTTTGCGGTCGCCTCTGGGGTCGCCTCGGCCTCCGTCGCGCCGCCCATGGTAGGTGCTGCTGCGGCTGCGGGGGTCGGTGGCGGTGCCATAGGCTCCGGTGCGGGGATAGCCGCTGGGGCAGACTGTTCGGGAACCTGGGGGATACCCAGGAGGCCGCCAGCCACTTTGCCCACGGCTCCGGTCACCTTGCCGACTGCTTTGCCTACCACGTTGCCGATCTTATTGATTGCTTTACCCATGCTGTTTTACCTCCTTGTAAGTGGTGAATTGGAGGCCATCCGGCCGGGTCCTCGAGATGAGAAGCCAGCGAAGGCCCATGTCGGCCGCCTCCGCGAGGGCCAGTCGGATCAGCTTGCGCTGGACCATGCTGGAGCCTCGGGCGGCCGGGGTGATGAAGTTGTGGATTGCCACCAGGCAGTCACCCACCTGGGGGTCCCACGAGGGGGCCAGGCAGATACCGCCCATGAGGATTTTCCGCTCGGTGTCCGGGTGCCATTCCCCGAAGACTGCGAACTGGACGTTAGGCTGGGTGGCCAGGTAGTCCTCCTGGGCGATGCCGAAGGCTATCCAGTTCTTCCATGCACGTTGCAGCAGCGTGGAATCCCGCCAGGCGTCCTGGAGGAGTTCCGGGAGAACCCAGCCTGTGCCCCCCGAGGGGAAAGCCCCTCTTTTATACTCGAGATGTGAGGCCACGGTTAGCTCCTGTAGTGTCCATCATGGTAGCCGCCTTGGTCACCTTGAGGGAACCCAGGCCGGTAGAGCGCTTGGCCCCACTGGTCTCGGTACTCTCGGCGTCAGTGTTGCCACCGAAGACGGGCGCTTCAGGCTCGGGCGCGGTCGTCTCCGTGATGGTGGGCTTGTCTTTCACCTCAGGCATCTTGACCTTTGGCGCTTTAAAGAAACACATATGTCCCCCTATCGGTTAGGCTCCCACAGAATGGGGACCTTGTTCTTGAAGTCGAAGTCGGAGGCGCGCAAGATACGAGCCACTCGGGCCTGTACCAGTGCGTCCGCTTCGGTCTGCCCGCCTTTGACAAACAGAGCCACGATGCAATCCCAGAGGGTCTCCCCCTCGGTTGGCGGCCGTGTCTTCCATTCATAGACGGTTTCACCCTTGCGGGGTCCTGACTTGAGGACCTTGGGGGTGTGGACAACCATGTAAGGCTCCTCCAGGAAAGCATTGGCGGAATCCTTGCCGATGCCTGGACAGCCCGCATAGCCGTCCGTGGTGTCGCCCATCAGCGTCTGGAGCATGTGCCAGCGGTCGGCGTCGGCCAGACTGATGTTGCGGAGTTCAGACGTGGTAGTCCAGAGGAAGTCTCCAGGGATCGTATTGAAGTCCTTGTCGGGAGACACGATGATGATGCGCTTGCACTTGACCAGGGACGGCTTGGTGGACAGGATGCCCATGCAGTCGTCACCCTCCAGGCCCGGACGCTCGAACGAGTCGAAATTGTCCATGACCCATTGCTTGAGCAGCGGGTACACCAAAGGCTTGCCGCCCTTGCGGTTAGACTTGTAGGTCGGCAGGACTTCCTTGCGCCAGTTGACATCGTCGGTAAAACACATGATGAGTTTCGCCGTGGAGAAAGCCTTACGGCTCCCCGTGATGACGGCGATGGCCGTGAGGAACGCCTCCTTGGCCTCCTCCAGGTTCCCCCAGGTGGTCAAGATGCCATCCTCCCACTCCACTACCTTGTTGACGGTAGCGGCGGCCTGGAAGGCAAAGAAGTCAGCGTCGATGGCCAGGCCCAGGTCGTGGGTGGTATCAGAGGGCTTCATACGCTGGCTCCATCTTGGTTACCTCAACCATCATGCGGCGAAGGCGGATGCCGTCCGAGTAGGCGGACTGGATGCCATTGTCGTAACTATACGAGGTCTGAATCCAGTAACCCTCATCTGGGCGCTCCGGGTCGATGTAGAAGTCGTTGGCGTTGGTGCAATCGTGCTTACCACCCCACTCCTCGCCGTCCACGGTATCCCAGTCCAGGACACGCTCTGGCATACCGGCTGCCGCTAAGGCCGCCTCTCGGGGTAGACCGTCATACCAATCGAATGCGGCCATGGTCATTCACCCCGCGCCATCTTGAGACCGGCGGGGGTTACCATCCAGCGGCCCGTGTTGATGTTGGTGGACAGGCAGGTGATGAGACCACGGCTGGCCAGTTCGGCGAACACACCAGCGTGCTGGCGGGCGTAGTTCGACTGGAACGAGATAGGTGCGCGGTGGATCGCGGTGAGGACTTTAATCATTGGGTTCATGGTTAGGGTTTCCTTTCAGGTGGGGTAGGTTAGAGGTCGCCCAGGCACTCGTGGCGGCATTCTGCATGGCAGGACACGCAGGAGCCTACGCTGGCACCCTCAGGGGAACCGGCGATGGCATCCAAGCGGGTGACCTTCGCGGGCGATAAGGTGCCCAGTTCGGCCATGTCGGCCTCACCAATGGACTGGCGGAGGGCGTGACGCATGCAGGCGCTGATCCAGTCGTCCAAGGTGCCCTTACGGGTGACCTCGTAGAGGGATCGGGCAGCTGGGTCGGACGTCGTGGCGGCCTCCATGCGACTGGCGGCGGCCATCTGCACTTCCTCCTCCGACAGGACAATGCGGATGTCGAACGAGACGTTGAAACGGTATGAGCGTGGCATGTGGAATTCTCCTTTGGGTTGTCATTGAGGAAACAGGATGGTTTCCTGTTCCTCTAGTGGGGGTTAATGGCAGTCGAGCCAGTTCTTACCAATGTTGCTATCCGAGTCCAGGCGGCACCGGAACTTGAAGAACTCACCGGCCTGGCGGATGGCGGCCTGGGAGGCCTTGGCGACAATCTCCGCGATCTCCGGGGTGCGGCATGCGATCTGGACCTCATCGTGGACCCAGGCCATGAGGGCGTAGTCGCCATCCCAGCCGTGCTTGAGTCCTTGAGCCTGGAGCATGTCGTCCATGGTCACGATCCACAGTTTACACACGAGGGCACCCGCCGACTGTAACAGCAGGTTCAATGCCGAGTGAGGCGACCTTACATGCAGCTTGCGACCGTCGAGGCCGCGCATCCAGTTCTGTTTCCAGATGGTCTTCTGCTTGCCGTCCACCCATTCGGACGACTTGACCAGCTTGTCCTTGATGGCATCTCGCAGGGCCTTGATCGCCGGGGTGGCGGCCATGAAGTTCTTCTTGAGCTTCTTACCCTCGTCGGCACCCTTACCGACAATCTGCCCGATCTTCTCGTCGCCTGCCCCGTAGAGGAAAGCATAGATAAAGGTCTTGGCGTTGTCGCGGTAGCCATCGTGGTCCTCGTGGTCCTTGATGCGATCACAGGAGGCCCAGCCCAGGGAGCGCACGTTCGTCCAGTGGACATCCCCGTCGAGGACATCATGGATATACGCGCCCGCATCGTAAGGGGCCATGAAGTGTGCCAGCATGCGCAGTTCCAGCCCGGAGGCATCGCTACCCACCTGGACCGCCTCAGGCCATGCCCGCTTCATCGCATCGGAGAAAGCGGATACACCGAAGAATGCGCGGCACTCCGGGCCGTACAGGGCCTTCTTGCTCGGCACCTGGGCGATGTTCGGGAAGGCATGCGTGGCGCGGCCCCCGTTGGCACCATTCGGATTGACGCTGCCATGGATGTGGCCCTTGTTGACCATCTTGAGCCAGCCGTTGTCCCCCTCGGCAATCTGGGAGATGCGCTTCGTGACCACGAGGTACTCGGCCACCAGGCGCACCGCCTCCTGGTCCTCTGGCTTGAGGAACTTGAGGGCATCCAGCAGGGAATCCTCATCGACCTTCGGCAGGCCCGTATCGGTGAATTCCGAAGGGACCCATCCGCGCTCCTGGAGGACCTTGAAGATGTGCGGTCGGGAGCCGGGGTTGAACGTGATGTGTTCGATTGGAGTGTACGGAGCTCCCTTGTAGTAGTCGCTCTTGGACTTGGTCTTACCGTCCCTGAGGTACAAGTCGCCGGTCTTCGGGTAGATCACTGCTGGGTACTTCGTCAGCGGTGCCCCGGTGCGTGGATGCCTGAATATCTCAGTGCCCTTGCGGGGAGCCACCCAGGTCCCGAAGGCGGCCACCGTGGCCTCCATGAGTGCCTGGCGGCGGCCCGAGAGTTCAGCATACAGGCGTGCGGCACCGCGCTCATCGAACGGGTAGCCGTTGCGCTCCTGCTGGGCCATGAGGAATGCGACCCGATGCTCCAGGCGGATGGCCTCGATGTTGCCACCGGGGGCGAAGTAGTGGGTATTGGTCAGTAGCTTGTCCCACAGTGCGCGGGTGACCTTTACGTCCAGTTCGCAGTAGTCCAGCATCTCCGGCGTGAATACCTCCCAGGCGTTCTCCTGTTCCCCGAAGGTGCCCTTCATGAGGCCCAGGCGGTAGCCCCAGGCCTTCAGCGAGTGAGAGCCGTAGAGTTTCCCTGGGAGGATGTTGGCCCGCAGGAGGGCCGCGTCCTTGTCCTTGATGTTCTGGTAGACCAGGCGGGACAGGACCAGGGTATCCAGGACCTTGTTTTCTGGGAAGTAGAAGCCGTGGAGCTTGGCCAGGACCGGGAGGTCATACTTGATCCCGTTATGGGCGATCAGTACGTCAGCCTCGGCGAGGTCAGCCAGGGCCTTTGCGATCTGGTCGGGGCCGTACTTGCGATACCACCCGGCGTCCACGTCATGAACGACGATGCAATGGACCTTCGTGATGACCGTCTTGTCGCTCCCTGGGATGACGCTGTAGGGGAGCAGGCCGTCCGACTCGAGGTCGAAGATGCGGACTATGGGCTTTTTCTGGGGGATCATGCGCCCCCCGTAGTCACCACGAATGGCGGGATGAGGAAGCGGGACCAGTCGCCCAGGGCAAGCACGACGACGAGCAACACGGCAATAGCGGTTTGTTCCATGAGGTTCTCCTTAAAAATCAGGTGGGAATGCGGAATCCGTAGGTTCGCCTTCAGGCTCATCCTCGGGGAAAACTGCATGATGGTCGGTCATGCGGCCGGTCTCTTTGTCGTACATGAGGTAACCCGCTGGCCCTGTGTCGCCCGTAAAGCGGCACTTCAGGACGCGGATGAGGATCATGTTGGGCTTGTCGCCCTGTTGGTCGCGCTCGAAGGCCAGGCAGGTGTCCGACAGTTGAGCGATAGAGCCGGAGCCTCGCAGTTCTGCCAGGGTGACCTTGCCGCCTTCCTCGTGGGACTTCCCGCCCTTGCCGTCCTTGCGCTTCAGGTGGGTGACCACGATGAGGATCACGTTGTTTGCCTTCGCGAACGTCTTGAGCTTGGTCATGATACGGTCGATCATCTTGCGTTCATCGTCACCCTCCTGGCCCGATACGATGATCGAGAGGTGATCCAGGACGATCCACTTGCACTCCAGGACCACGGCCATGTAGATCAGCTTGTTAATCAGGCTATCCTCCTGGGCGGAACCGAAGTGGTCGTACATCGCGTAGGTGTCGTTGTCGAACAGCTGGGCCGATGCAGCGCGGCGCTCCTCCTTGGTGACCAAGTGGGGATGCTGGCGGATGCGCTTGTTCAGGTGCAGGCCCGTGATGTCCAGGAGGGTCTCCGTGGGGGACTCCTCGATAAACGCCAGGCCGCCCCTCATGCCGGACAGGTGGCCCCACCCGTAGGCTACCTCGCGGGCGAAGGTGGACTTACCCATCCCGGTCCCGGAGGTCAACATGACGACTTCGCCGCCTCGTGCGCCCAGGGTGCGGGCGTTCAAGATAGCCCCCAGGGGAAACGCAATGGACTGCACATCGGCTGCCGCATCCATTTCCTCCAGGAGGTCCCTGGCCATGACGATCCCGTCTGGGCGATACGGCGAGGCGTTCCAGATGGCGTCCAGGATGGCCTGGCCCTTACCGTCCACGAGGCACGCATTGGGGTCCTTGAGGGGCAGGTTGGCCACGCGGACCTTACCCGGAGGGAGTACCTCGGCGGCATCCCGCACGGCCTGCTGGCCTGGCTCATCCATGTCGAACATCAGGATGATTTCCTCATAGCCGTCCAGGTAGTCGATGTTGGCGGCCAGGGTCTTCTTAGCAGCGGCAGCACCGCATGGTAGGGACACCACAGGCCACTTCAGGCCCTGCATCTGGGCCACGGTCAGGCAGTCGATTTCCCCCTCGGTGATGACGATCTTCTTGCCCTTGCCACTCCACAGGTGGGCACCCCAGAGGGTATCCCTGGAGACCTTGCCCACGGCGCGGAAGTCCTTGTTCTTGTCGCGGAGCTTATGCCCGATGATAGCCCCGGACTCATCCCGGTAGTCGGCCACCTGGACACGCTCACCGTTGACGCGGCCGACCCAATAGCCGTACTTGCGGCAGGTCTCGATGTCAATCTTGCGGGCCGGGAGGGCCACATAAGCGCCGTCACATTGACCCATGCTCAGGGTCCCTTCAGCGCGGCGGGTAGGGGCACGGGTGCCGCCCTCGCCATCGCCTGGGGTGTGGGCATCGCAGACGAAGCAGTGGGTATGCCCGTCTGTGTAGTGCGCGTTGCCGTCACTGCTGCCGCACTTCTCGCATGGACCCTTGTGGGTCAGGAAACTCTCTTCGTGGTCGCTCATGTGTTACCTCCATTATCGTATTGGGTCGGGGCGGACTTCATGTCCTCTAGTGGGGGTTAATGGGAACGACAAAAACCCCCGAGGGGACCGGTTAGGGTCTCCACGAGGGCGGGGTGCTACTCTACAGGTTCAACAGGAGGCGCTACCTTCTTGGCGCGGCTTGCGCGGGCCTTCTTGGGCTGCGTCGGTTTCCAGGGGGCCGTGTGGTCTCCCGTGTCGACGTTCCACAGGGCTGGGGACGAGAAGGTAATCTTGTCGTTCGTCCTGCCCCGGCAGATGACCCGCATGCCTACCATGTGGACCTTGGTGGATGCCACAGCGAACACACCGTTGACCTGGAACAGGCCGATGCCGTTGATGGTGCCTTTGCCGATGCCCTGCCAGGCTCCCGTGTTTGGGTCCCAGCTTACGACAGCGTTGATGTGGAGCGTGGTGTCCATGTTAGGGGAGCGCTCCGTGACCCGTACCTCACAGCCCCAGGCCTCCATGCGGTGAGGTTCCGCCTCGGTCTGGAACCAGACATCGACACGGTCCGATCCGCTGAAGTCCCGGAGGAGCGTCAACGTCACATCGCCTGTAACAGCGGCCACCGTCAGGGAGTAATCGACACCCTCGGCAATCTCTCGGCCGCCAGTCACGGAGGGGAGGTTAGGAGACCACGGGATGGTCCCACCAGGGAGACCACCGGCACCCATCGGGGTGCGCCTGATGGTGTGGCTTCGGCGGTTCTCATCCCAGCGCATGATGCCGTCTCGGCGTTTCACCGATGGAAACTTGCGGATGGCCATGGGTTAGCCCAGGTTGTACGCGGCGATGCCGTGGGGCACGATGCGGAACTTGCTGGACCCGAAGAAACAAATCTTCGCGCCGCTGTTGAGGAAGCGCTCGGACAATACCCAGTCGGTGCCCAGGAGGTACTCAACATCAACATAATCGTTGGCGTCGTCGGTGCCTACCTTCAGGATCAACAGGCGGTCCTGGGCGGCCAGGCCCTCGTAGACCGTGGTGGTGGTGATTGCGGTAGCCATGTTAGGCCTCCTTTCTTGGTGCGCTGACGTGGACCGTGGAGGCCCACCAGCCTTTTGCGTCGAAGTTGGGACAGGTCTTGCCCGCGTTGTCCACGTTGCGGTGCCCCACCACCTCGGTGTCCGGGTAGACCGCCTGGAGGGCAGTCACCAGGCGCACCAGGGCGATGGCTTGATCGTCCGTGAAGTGATCCGCGAAGGAACCCGGCTTGCCCTTACCGCCTGCCAGGCAGATGCCCACGGAGCGGCTGTTCACCTGGGACGCATGGGCACCTACCGTGTCATGAGGGCGGCCACCTTCGACCACGCCATCACGGCGGATCACGAAATGGTAACCGATGGCTGCCCAGCCGTTGTCGCGGGTATGCCACTGGTTAATCATGCGGGCGGTCACGTCCATGGCAGGCGGGGTGTCAGCGCAGTGGACCACGATGAGGTCAGTCTTCAGGCGCTTCTTGATAGGCCCCATGGGGAGGGCCGGGGGGATGGTCATCATGGTTGTTTCTCCTTCTTGCGGGTGAGACCCGTAGTATCTCCTTTCGGCTCTTTGAGCCAGCTCGGGGGGATCAGTTTGTCGGCGTACTGGAATCCGTTCTTCTCGCACCAGGCGGCGTAAGTCGTGGGGGAACCCTTGTAGAGCTTCGACTTGCTGCTGGAGAACACGAAACGGACATCCAGGTGGGGATGCTGCTGGCGGATCAGGGTGTGTTTCTTGCGGTCGTCCGCATCGAAGATACCCTTCGTCTCCACAATGATCCCGTTCGGGAGAACAAAGTCAGGGTGGTACTTGTGGAGACTTGCTGGGATGCTGTAGCCGACCGTGTAAGCTTCATAATCGAAGGGGACCCCGGAGGTCTCCAGTTGCTTGGCGACCTTGTCCTCAAGTCCGCTTCGATATGTTGCTGCCACGTGACGGCCCCATCCGCCCGCCTTGCTGAATGGACGGGGCGCGGCCATTAGAAGTCGTCTTCTTCGGTGGACGCTGGCGGCATGTCCGGACCGTCATCATCAGGGAACGACGTGTTGCGGTACGACTCGTCCTCGCTCTCGTCTTCGTCGCCGAACGGGTTGGCACCGCCGCCGCCTTGGAATTCCACGGCCTTGATAAGCTTGACGGATTCCAGGCGCAGCGAGACACCGGCACCCACAGCGGTGGTGAAGAATGGCGAGACCGTGTAGGCCACGCGGACATCCGAACCGGCACCGAACTTAGGCACAGCGTCTGGAGCGTAGCGCTTGCCCTTGGCGTCCCAGATGGTGACCGTGCGGGTCACGACATCGCCCAGGGTCGCAGGCAGCTTGCTCACGTAGGTGGCCTTCGTCTTGAAGGTGTACGAGAAGGTGCCCGACTCGGTGTCGTGGTAGAAGGGCAGGTCGGCCACCTTGATGGAACCCTTGCACTTCTTGCGGAATTCGGGGTCCGTCTTCAGGCGCTTCTCCTGCTTGGCCACTTCGGCGGCTGCCGCGTTGGCGATCATCTCGTACATCTCGACCGCGCCTGGGGCGTTGTCCGGCACGAGTACCTTGATTTTGAACTCGCCTTCCTGCTTGTACTTCGTGTCCGCCTTGATGAGGTTGACATAACCGTCCGCCTTGCATTTCGGCGTGGAGTGGACGGTCGGCTTTTCGTAGACTGGTGCTGTTGCCATGGATATTTCTCCTATAGAGTGGTTGAAAGAGAAACAGGCGGTTTCCTGTTCCTCTAGTGGGGGTTAATCGAAGAGTTGTTGAACCGACAGAATCTCGGTGCCCCACAGGGCATCATAGTGTTCCTCGGCAAGCTCGTGCGCCTCTTCGATGTCCTGGGCGTCCACCTCGAAGGTCTCCGTGTGGTTCGCGCCAGGGTGGTACGCGGTGACCTTGTAGCGGCGGTAGGGTTTAGAATCGGAAGCGAGCATTGAACTGTCCTTTCATGGATGCTGGGTTGCCCCAGACGTTGCTGATGTGGGCGTCGAACTGGACACCCTTGAGGAGGCCCTCGGCTTTAGACGTGATGGCGTCCAAGGCGCGGTTTGCCAGCCAGTCCGCAGTGATCGACACCAGGGTGGCCCCCATGCCTTGCAGCGCAGCGGCCTCGTTAGGGAAGCGCACGTCGGTTACCACTGGGATGAGGCCTTTCTGGCGGACCTCCTCGACACGGGCCAGGCCCTGGAGGAGCCATGCGTCCCCCTGGCCGAGGTGCTTGCGAACGTAGTCGGTGCCGTACAGGATCAGGTGGTCCCGGATCGACATTGGGGCGTCCATGTCATACCCTCGGCGGGCCAGGAACGCCTTGTACCGCTCGTTCTGCACATGGCGTGGCCGGAAGACGCCCATCTTGACATCCTTGTCGTGTGCGTTCTCGCGGAGTGCCTTGAAGTCCGCCAGGGTGACGCGACGGGAGAACATATCGGCTACCTCCTCGGTCAGCGGGTCAGCGAACTTGACGTTGACGAGGTCCGGGTGGGTCTCCGCCAGGGAGTCCAGGAAGGTATCCTTGCCTGCTCCGGCATCGGCCGCCAGGGCCAGGACTGCCACGCGCTGCTTGCTGTAGTGGTCAGTGAGGAACTGAGGCATTAGAAGCGCTCCTTAGCGATGACCTTGACGGCGGACACCAGGGCCTGCCAGGCGGCGATGACGCGCAGCTTGAACAGCTTGGTGCGTGCCCACTTGGTCGGCTCAACGGTCAACTTCGGGAACTTCGCGGAGGTCGTCATGGCGTACAGGACCTGGCCAGCGGTGACCAGGAAGTTACCCTCGGCGGTCTTGACCACGTAGTCCTTCAGGTCCGGGGAGTCGATGCGTGCCAAGGCCTTGCGGGGACGGTTGGGGTCCGAGTCGGCCACCAGGGCGATGTAAGCGCCATTGTCGCGGCGGTGCAGGGTGAAGGCTGGTTTGATCATGGGGAACTCCTTTCAAAGGGTGGAAACGCAAAAGAGGAACAGTCGGGCGGGTCGCCTTCATGTTCCTCTAGTGGGGGTTAATGCCCGCAGCGCATCTGCGTGGCGATGTACTTCTTAAGGCGGGTCCATAGACTGTCCTCGTGCCACGCGCCCTGGCACGCTAAGCGGCGATCCTCGCACTGGAGCTTGTGGAGAACTGGTCGTTTCCAGCCCACGATAGGGCTGTAGATGGGCGCGGGATCGTAATTCGGGTCCTTGATGCAGCGCAGGCCGGTATGGGACTCGCCCTCGGAGAACTTGCAGGTCGAACAGGGTTTCAGGTAGTTACTCATAAGGTCTCCTTAGAAAGTCAGTTTGATGAAAGCGTACAGGCAGACGAGGAAGAACATGCGCTCATTCCACTTCGCCAGGATGTTGTTGCACCCGCTGAGCCATCCCCGAAGGCGATCCTTGAAGGTCACCTCCGTGGTGCCCACCTTGGTGGCCATCTCCGGGCGCACTACTACCATGCCGCCGGGGATGAGCCGCTCCAGGACTTCCCGCTGGGCGTTGAGGACCTCCGCCTGGAGATGCTGGTCCGCATACCGCAGTTCCCGCCAGCGCACCATGGCCGCCTCCCGATCCTCGGGGGTGTTCGCCTTCTGGAACCGGTGGAGGGCCTCCTCGAAGCGCTCCACAGGGTCATCCATGTCGAAGTACGGTTCGGATTTGACCTTGGAGTGGGCCACCTGGGCGGCCACCCTGGTGACCCCGATGTCCTCGGTGAGGCGCGGTTCCAGGCGGTTGAGGTCCAGGCTGGCGGCGTGGGTCTCCTCCATGAACTTGACCCAGTCGTGGTTGATGGCCTGGAATGTCTTCCCGGTCCCGGCGATGCGATTGAGGTGGGCCTCCATGCGGTGGTCTTCGGAGGTCCCGAGAGGGACAACGGTTGGGTACTGGCGGAGGGTGTAGGAGTAGCGGATGGGCATGGTGGTGTCCTTTATGCGAAACAGTAAGATGAATTGCGGATTTGGGTGAGGTCCAAGGTTCCCTTCTTGGGGAAGTCCGGGAGGGCGGCCAGTTGGTCCTCAGTAAGAGCCGCTTGAAACACGTTGTAGAAGTCCTGGATAACATCGCGCTCTGTGTAGGTGGTGACCATGCACTCTCGCACTGCGGTGAACAGCTTACCGGCCCAGCCTGGCGCGGTCCCGAAGGAATCATGAATGCACGCAAAGGAGTGGACCCCTTGGCGGCTGGCTTCCAGCACGGTCAACATCAGGTGGCTGGCGTCCATGGAGTGAACAAAGTTCGGGCTGATCCCGCTGGCTTGCTTGTGCGGGTCCAGGCCCTTAGGTCCCTCCTGGGACTCATTCGCGGCCACCATGATGCGGACTCGGATCGAGCCACAAATGACGGTGTCGATGCGGTGGTCGCTGGAGAGGCGGTAGGCCTGCCACACTGGGAAACCCACAGGGGTAATCCAGTGGCATGGCATTTCGGCCTTCGTGAGGACCCCAGCCACCTTCTGAAGCCACACCATGGCCTCCACTGCGGCCACCACGGTGGTCCCCAGGGCGTCCCAGATGAGGCCAGCCAGGTAGCGGGCGCACTCGGCCTTGCCTGGGAAGACATCCTCGCCGTGTTCGTCAATGGCGGGCTGGATGACATCCTCCAGGAGTTGATCCGCGAAGCCGAACTTCTTGGACCCGTAGGGGAGCGTCATCACGGAGCGCTTCGTCTCGTCGCGGGTGACTCCCCAGGCACGCCAGGTGGCCGCCAAGGTCTTCGTCCCGCGCTTCAGCTTGTCGGTAATCTCCCCGGTGTCGGGGTCGGTGATCGTGCCCATGACATCGCTCGTTCCGTCCTTCAGGTGCTTGTCGATTACGAGGTTGACCTTGTCGGCCACCAGGCGGTAGATGTCGCTAGGCTTGTCCGAAGGGATCAGGTTGACCGCCTGGCCGCCTACCTCGTCCTGGAGCATGGCACTGAAGTGCTGGATACCGGAACAGGAGCCGTCGAAGGCAATCGCCAGGCCGCAGCGGTAGGTTGGCCCCTGGATGCGCCACTGGGCATACTCGAAGCAAAACGCCAGGAAGCAGAAGGGCGAGTCCGCATGGGTAGCCCACCACGTATTGTCCAGGGGGTTCCGGGCGATGTCCATGATGAGGGCCTCGTTATCTTCGACCCACTTGACGCGCTCCTCCAGGGGTTTCTTGTCCATGCCCGCCACGTTGCCTCCGTGCATCTTCAGCCAGTAGACCCCATCGGTGCCAATCTCAGGGGCGTCCGCGAACTTGAGGAGCGCCTTGTCGATGTCGGAGCCTTGTGGGGAGAACGACGTGGATGCCGCGTAGATGCGACCACGGAAGTCCAGCGAGTACGGGAACCAGATGCGCTCAAACTTGGAGAACTTCTCGGCCTGCTGGATGGTGCCCTCCAGCTTGTAGCGGCGGGAGGCGCGGGCCTTCTCCTTGCGGTAGCCGGTCGCGGCCAGTTTCTTCCAGGCCTTGAGGCGGTCTTCGTCGTCTGCCTCCTCCTGGGTCAGCTTCTCTGGGAGTTCCAGAGGGTCCCTGGCGGGCATCTTCTTGACTGGTGGGTTCTTCATCAGGAGGACCGCCTTGGCGACCTCCAGGACCCTCTCATTGACCTCCCAGGCTGTGTCCTGGATCGTGTTCAAGGACTTCAGCACGTTCGTGAGGTCCATTTCGGCGTACCGCTTGTTGCGCTTGCGGGAGCCGCGCACCAGTTGCAGCGGGGACTTGTCTTCGTTGAACCAGTAGCCGCCCGAGGTGGGCGAGGTCCAGGGCTTCGGCGGGACCACCATCGGGGCCTGGGCGGGGACCATACCGGCCTGCGCCGCCGTGCGCTCATTGAGCCATGCCGCGTGGATTTCCGACAAGACCACGATCTGGCGGTGCAGGCGGGGATTCCCAGGGTTGATCGACTCCAGCTGTACCAGGCCTGTGGTGGCCATGATGATTTCCAGGAGCTTGAGGCCGACCGTTTCCTTCTCCAGGTTCGTCCAGTGTTCCCACGGGTCTAACTCGCGGTCCTGGACCATGGAGGCCTCCACTGCGCGCCCGTAGGCCCTGCGGAAGTGGTCACCGGAGCGCTTGGCGATGTTCGGCATGATGACCCGGTTGAAGCGCTTGGCGTTCTCATCCCGGATGCGACCGAAGCGGGCCTCATCCTCCAGGGCTGCGCCAATGTTCATGTTGACGGCCACCAGGACGATGCGATTGTCCACCTTGCCGGTCGTTGCCTGGGCAGGTGGCGTTGCGGTCACGGTGTTGAGGACCACGCGGAGGGCGATGAAGGCGGCCCTCTCGGCGTTGATCGTGCGGAGGAACTTGGCGGCCGAGTGGCGGCGACCAGCTACGCCCGAGTAGGCCTTCTCCAGGAAAGCCTCCAGGCCTTCCACCACAGGGGCGATCAGGTCGGCGATGAGTGGTCGGGCGATGCGGGTGTCGGCACCCTCGCTGCGGGCCGCCTTGGCCTCCATGGCCATGTTGAACCGCTGTGCACCAATCTGGTAACTCTCGGACTCGATCAGTTCCTGGGCTAGTGCCAGGTCTTCGCCGTACAGGGATGCTAGGGTTTCTTGAGGGGTCATGAAGGTATCCTTAGGGTAATAATCTTATTATGTATCTTAGAAGTAATCCTATAGGAAACCTTAGAGGTAATCCTATAGGGTATATCTTTCCGGGGAACCCCCCTATAGCTGGGGTTATTATCATCCAGGCAATAAGGGGTCCGAGAAAGTATCCTCTAGGTGGGGTTAATATGGTCAGCCTTGCGTTTGCGCCACCAGGCTGGGATGACCTCGTCGCACATGCACCAGCAAATACCGACTGCACAGATGGCCATGAGCGCCCCGACTACCAGGAGCCAGATGCCGATGGCGATGGCCCCGAGGCCGTAGACGATGCTCATGAGGAGGTCGAATAATTCCATCAGGACTTGACCCCCTCATCGCCCTCGATGTCCCTGAAGCGGTCGAAAGCAGGGTGCCGGAGGTTGCCATCATCGGTGCGCTCCATGAAGGTGATCTGGACGTAGCGTCTGAAGCGGGGCGTGCAGGTGTGACCCAGCGAGGTGGCCGCCTGGTACACCTGATAGGCCTCCCAGAGTTCCTTGCGCTGTGCGTCCGTCCAGCCTGTCCCTACCGGGAACGTCCCGCCCGCTTCCAGTTCCACCAGGGCGGCCCCCATGGTGCCAGCCAGGCGGCCCTCGCCCTCTATCAGGTCAACGATGATGCCATCTGCCTCCTCCTCTGGTTTCATCTTCCACCAGCCCAAGACCTTGCCGCAGCGGTGTTCGCCCTCGGGGTCATACACCATGAGACCCTCCAGGCCTGCCGCACGGGCCTTAGCGTACTTCGCCGCCAGGAGGCCGAGGTCGTGGGCGATGCCCTCCCCCAGGGACTGCACCTGACACCCTACCGCATACGCGAAGAGTCGCCCGAAGGTGTCCGCCCAGGCGTGGCGGTCAGTAAAGGTGGTCATGTCGGACAGGGCACCCGGCCAGCCATCGCCCCACGGTTTGAACGATATAGGCCAGATGCGTACAGTAGCCAGAGGAACGGGCTGTTTTCGGCGAAGTTCCCCGCATCCTTTCTGGAAGCTCAGCCCGTCCACCGTGACCTCGCAGTCCAGGCGGACGCCTCGAGGGAAGACCTCACGGAGCTTCATGCGGCCTGGTGGGATGCCCGAGAGGGCAAGCTGGAGGGCTGGTACGAGCTTGCTGCTGCGGGAGACCGCCGAGACTTGACCCTCGGGGGACACCTGGAACTCCACCCGCATGCCGTCGATCTTGTTCCCGACTGCCACGAAGCCGACCCGGTCGATGACCGCTTGGATTTGCCGCTCGTCGTACTTGAGGGCACCCTGGAGTTCAGCCTTGGAGTGGCCGTTGATGGTGCGGAAAGAGATGTTCTTCGGGTTATCCATGTTGGTACTCCTTTTTCAGGTTGCGGGCGAGGTGCAGTTCGGTCTTACGGAGGCGCAGGGTGTGGCGGTTGTCCGCCTGGGTGCGCAGCTTGACGGCGGTGTCATCGAAGCCCAGGCCACGGCGTTGGGGCTTGACGGTCTTCGTAAAGTGGACGTTTGTGTGGGTCATGGCGTTACTTTCATAGGGTGGTAGGAGGTGGTGTGGACCATCTTGTTCATGTACACGGTTTCGGACGGGGACAACTGCCCGACACCTGCCAGCGGGTCCGGTCGGCCCTTCAGGAACTCCGTAAAGGACGGCGGGCGGTACTCCTGCGGGAGCATCTCGAAGAGTTCCCCGGTAAGCTTTAAGGCGTTCGCAGTGCCGTGCTGGCCACCTGCCAGGAGACCGCCCATGATCGTGGCAATGTTGCGCTTGATGAACTCCGCCTTCTCGCGCCGCAGCAGGCTCTGGACGCCGGACCACTTGCGGAACACGACTTGCGCCTGCTCGTGGATGCCCAGGGCGTTGTAGAGGTCCTCCACTTCAGCAGGGCTGGCCCCGGTGGTGGCTCTGTAGTAGGAGGCCAGGCGCTTAGCGTCGTGGCGGGTGGCGATGGCGATGATGCGGTTGCTGAGACTCATTCTGGCTTCTCCTTGCGGCATGGTTTCAGGACTGACGTGTGGTAGGCCGTGGCCAGGGCCGCGAAGTACTCCTTGGACTTCAGGTCGGTATCCATGCCGTCACACATGGCGCGCCAGTACACTGCCGCTACTGACTTGCCCTGGCCGCGTTCCCCGTAGACCTTGAGGGTATCCCCGGCGCGCATCGGGCGGTTGGTCTTCCAGGAATTCAACATGGCGGCGTCCATGGAGTGGACCACGTTGGCCGCAGTGAACCCGTGGACCAGGGCGTAGGCGACCGCCTCGTTGAATGGGTCAGGAGCGTGGCGGACAGGGATGTCCAGTATCGCAAGAGCAGCCTCTGCGAGGGCCTTAATGGACCGTGAGGCGGTATGCTCGTAGGGTAACTCCGAGTGGCAGCCGTCCCACGTAGGCGGCGTGCTGCCCAGGAGCCGCTGAGAGGGCGTCGTTGGGTTGACCGATGATGCGTACTTCTCGTATGCCTCGCGGCCCTTGGCGGCACTCGTGAGGCCAGCAGCGCGAGCTTGCTCGTAGGGGATGCCCATGTGTGGGCCGGTACGGAATTGAATCATGAGGGTGAATCCTTAAAGGGTGATCGTGGTCGGGTGGTTTCGGGTGGCAAGGCGGGGCTTCAGTGGCCACCACGTTGACGGCAGGTATGGGTTCCGGGCGTTGCCCTCGAGGTCGTACCGGTGCTTGCTGACGGAGACCTTGACGAAGGTACGCATGCAGCTTACCTCGGCGATGCCGCAGCGGTGGATCGTGTTGCCCAGGTCGTACAGCGTGTGCGTCTCCAGGGGTGGCAGTGGCTCCCCTTGGTAGGTGGCCATCTCCTCCGCCAGCGCCAGCGCCTTGAGGCACTCCTCGTGGCCTGTAGGGAGCGGTCCGGAGAACTTGGCCCACTCGGTCGGCACGGAGTCGAACCAGATGAAGTTCCAGTCGCCGTCACTGCCATAGCCGTCAATGTGCCAGCCTTCGCGGTTCCCTGCGGTGCCTGCCTCGACCCATGAGCGCTTGACCGTGAGGTACACATACCAGTTCTGGTACAGGTCCGGGCAGCGGCGACCGTGCAGGTAGCCCATGGCGGCCACGACTGCCTCTCGTGCCCACAGGAGGTGTCGTGGGATGGTGAGGCCCCACTCGTTACACATACCACGGCCAAGCTGCGGGGCGAGGACGGGCATGTAGACCGTGTGCTGGAACTCCAGGGTATTCATGCGGGGAAGGTAGGCGGCGGCGTGCGGGCGGCCACTGTAGATCATCTGGTAAGGCTTTGTCATGAGGTTCTCTCGTAGGTGAGTGGGTGGGTGGAACATTGGGAGGGCCTCGTGTGGGGAAGCCCTCCGGGTGTTACACCTTAAGGGTGAATACCGCGTGCGGCGTCATCCTGGATTGCCGTGACGATGTCGTCCTTGAGTGTCTTCTGGCGCTTGCGCTCCACCTGGATCATGCGGTTCAGCTTGCCGCCCAGGGATGCCACCAGGGCGAGGCCTTCGGTGCCATTGAAGGAACCTTGCGGGTCAGCCACATGGTGCGAGAAGAATGCCCCCAGGGCGGCCACCAGGGTGTGGCGTTGCTGGTTGGTGGAGACCCCCAAGGCCAGGTAGCGGACATTCTCGACCGACACTGTGTCACTGGAGACGCAGTAGTGACCTCGGCGGCCGTCTGCGCGGTGACCGTTGGACAGGGCCTTTACGTTCTCACGCATCAGTTGCAGTTCCAGCCGCATGGCGTCCAGAGCAGCGGCCTGCTGTGTCAGAGTGGCAGACTGGGACTGGTTCCTAGCGGTCATCATATCGTGCGCCTTGCGGTACTCCAGGACCGTATCTGCGCGGGCCGCCAGGTCTTTCTCCAGCTGTTCCACCTTGAGGTTCAAGTCGGCGTTCGTCTTGAGCCACAGCGGGCGCTCGATGTCATTGAGAGCCGTGTACTCGACCTTCAGGGTGGCCAATTCTACCTCCGCATTGTGGGCACGCACACGGTCATCAGCGAGGGCCGACTGGGTTGCCGCGAGGGCGGGCACCAGGGCGGCTAACTCGCGATCCTTGCGGCCCAGGACCCCCAGGTAGTGCCTCCCGCACGCCATCATCTTCGCGTCATGCTCCGCATAGACACCTTGGAGGAAGTCCTCATGATCCGCCTGGAGGTCCTTGATGTGCTTGCGGGACTCGACATATAGGTCGTGGCAGCGCTGGTGCTTGCGTCGCGACTTGAAGAGATGGCGCAGGGCCTGGAGGTAGTCGGCCTTGTAGGATTCAGCCAGGGCGGTGACCTTGTGGAGGGTATCCGCGCTGCGGCTCCGTTCGGCACGCCATACGGCGAGGACACCAATGAGGGATACACCGTAGAAGGCGGCCGGGAGGAGAGTCTGGAGGAGGGACATGATGGTTTCCTTTGATAGGGAGGGTAGCGTGCAAGGCGCACGGTATAGGGCCAGCTAGTGACCCTATGGCTTGTGCCTTACCGTTCCGGTGGGAACTTCTTCAGGTGATTCGTGGGACTGCCCCGCTGGTAGACCGCCAGGGGAATGACCACCGAGACCATGACCCAGGCCCAGGCGATGAGGGCAGCGGCCAGGTAGCCATCAGGGTCAGCCTTGAGGTACGCCTCGAGGGTACTCATGTGAACGCCAGGATGGCCAGCATGCCCATCCAGATAGCTGCTGCCAGGCAGATGACGAGGAAGAGGGTCACTTCCATGAGGTCACCACGATGGCATACACCCAGAATCCCACGATGGCAGTCATTACAGCTACGATGGCCCAGTCTAGCCAGTTCATGCGCCGCCTTCGAGGATCTGCATGGTAGGGCTGATGACCGTCACTTCTGCCACCTCTTCGACACCCTGCATGGCGTCATGAGCGAGGTCCTTGAGGATGTCCGTTACCTGGCGCAGGGCAGCAGCACCATCCACGATGGCCGCGTTGAGCGCTTCGAGGTAGCCTACTGCCACTCCTGCGGTGCCGTTCCCGTTGCGCACCTGTGGGGCCATGTGGATGGCCTGAGGGCGATTGAAGCGGGTGGCGTGGTCAGGGCCACATGGGAAGCTCTTACCGTCCACAAACTTGATGTAGACACCAGCCACGTCGATGACGTACAGGGTGCGGAGCTTCGGGGTCATCTTCTTGGATGCCTCGATGAGTTCCTGGAGGTTCACCTGGAGGCTGTGCTGGACTTCTTTAGCGGCTTCGATGCGTTGGTCGATGGTAGTCATGATGTTGATCCTTTAGAGGTTATGAAGAGGGTACTTCGAGGGTGGTGAGTTAGACCAGAGTGGCACCCGAGAAGGATGCCCGAGTGGTTTAGAACTCGTGTTGGGTGGCCAGGTGGTTTGTTATCGTGTGATGCTAGGTTAGAGACCGTCTCACTCGTGTGGCCGCCTGGCCGGTAGTACATGCTAGTTGTTAAAGAGCGGTGCCCTGGTGGTCAGCGTTGTGTGACCTGTAGGTTGATGCTGCACCCCTTGAGGTGCCTACTACATGCAGCCCCGTAAGGCTGGCCCTGCTGGTTCACCGTTCTGTTTAACCTTGTGTTGCGACCCTGAAGGGCCATATGCTCAAAGGTGGGTACTTGGTGAGTACTGCCTGGTGTGTTGCGCCGTTCAGTGAGACGAACTATATCAGGACGATTCCCGACCTGTCAAGCGCTTTGTGTATCTAGTGGGTGTTAATGTGGGCTGTATCTTAGTGGGGGCCTATTAGGTGGCCACCTGGGAGGATGGTATCTCGACCATATGACCTGAGACCATTCAGCCTACTGTGCACCAGCAAGGTATATCCCTGAGGGTATCCTATAGGCAGTGGTCCGCAAGAGGCCCTGTAGAGGCCCTGTAGAGGCCCTGTAGAGGCCCTGTAGAGGCCCTGAGGGCATCCATTAGGGGTAACCCTGAGGGTCTACCTAGTAGTGTGGTGGCTAGAGGGTGTCCCTGGTGGGTAACCCTGAGGGTGGTCTAGAGGGTGGTCTAGAGGGTGCCATACAGATACTTACAGAGGCCCAAGTAAACTACACCGTACAGTGTACTTAAAGGATACCCTAATGAAATACATCAAGATACCGCTTGACAGGATAACTTCTAGGCCCCATACTGGCTCCACCTTGAGGTAACCCACTGGCTAGGAGGCCAGAAGAGGCCCTCTAGGTCCCCAGGATGGCACCTACAGGACGCTGTAGGGCCTGGGAGGTAACCCTGAGGGTGTACCCACGAGAGGAGCAGAACTAGATGGCCCCACGAGAGAGCATCTAGGGTAGCCCCACCGGTACACCCCTTGGGTGCCCTTGTAGGCTAGCCCGGAGGGAGGACCCTGTGGGGTGGGCCGAGGACCCCTAAGGTAGCCCAATGCGGACCCCCCTATGGGGGTAATCCTGGGAGTCTCTTTACTTGAGGTGCCCTCTCAGATAATTTCTAGGTTTCCCATCGAGGGTCCCCTCTTGGGACACCCTGAGGGTTCCCGCATGCGTACACTCCTTTAGGGTCCCTGAAGGGCCTATAGGTGGCCCTGGGTAGGTGGAACCCTAAAAGGGTGTAGAGTGTCAACGTACACCCCTTTTAGGGAGGCGCGAAGCACTCTATGCGCTGGAATGCCAGGCGTAAGACCCGTCAGACCAGATGATGACCAGCTCATTTAGGTCATGGAACACAACCACCAAGAGCAGTACAAACAGCAGCTTCGACGGATTGGAGAACAAGGGGATTAGCAGTGTAGCCCACCGACACAAGGACCAGAGCAAGTAGGCTCCAAAATCGTTTAGTCTTCAAGACACTCTTCGTGGTCGTCATTGCGACCTGTGCAGCGTTACTCATGGGGACACCTCCTTAGGTTGTAGTATGGAGGGGATTATCATCATTGATTGGTCATCCCTCCCGGTTGATACATAAAGCTCTGTTCATACCCTGGTCACCTGAGGACACATTAAGGGTGTACCTCTACGGGTAACTTCCCTTAACGTGTTTACTCCTACAGTATATCTTACCGGGGGCCTCCCCTATAGTGGGGGTTAATCTAACTTCGGTTAACTTCTGCTAACGTGCACAGAAGGACAGCCCAGCGAAGTCCCACTCGTTCTCGTCCAGGTTCATGATGATCTGTATGTTCCCCTCGTTAATCCGCTTCGAGAGTTCCACGCCGGTCATGATCGGGTCCTCCAGGTGCCCCATAAGGAACTCCTCGGTGGCCAGGTCGATCCCCTTCTGCGACTCCACGTCCATGCGCTCCGCAAAGAAGGCCACGGCCATCGCCAGGACATCCAGTCGGTCATCATGGGCCAGTGCGCCACGGTCACGAGTGAGGCGGGACATCTGATAGAAGCAAGCCCTCTTGGGGTCATGCATGCCATCCGCGTCCTTAGCCGTCTCGTAGTCGTGGAGGATGGCGTCCATGCTGACAACCAGCTTGTGGGACGACATGACAGGCTCCAGGGTGTCCGCGATGCGGACCTCTTTCTGGTGCTTGCTCTTGACCTCCTCGATGTTACAGCGGGCGTGCTTGGCCATCCACGGGGCGATCAGCTTGGTAAACATGCCGTCCCCGAAGTTGGACTCGATGATAACGTCTGTCACCTTGTACTGCCCGGCTAACTTGGCGAGGCCCTCCAGGGTGGAGTCCTCATAGCCAGCCTTGAAGCCACCTACGCGCATCACGAACATGAAGCCGTTCAGGTAGTACACGATGGCATAAGCGGTCTCATCCTTGCCGCGCCCCGAGGGGTCAATGGCCATGACCTTGCCTGTGTAGTTTGCCATCTCCTTGGCGACCGAGTGGGCCGCATAGAAGGCATCCCCACGGAGGCCCATGCAGGGCAGTTCCAGCTTGTTCTCCGGACCGGTCATCCAGCCGTAATCCATAGGTGCCCGCTGGTGATCCAGGGAGGACACTATGAGGTCACGGAGGCGCAGGGGGAACTTGTCGGCGTCTGACAGGCTCGTGTCAAGCATGAACTGGAGCGCGAAGCCCTGTTGCTTGTACGACTGCATACGCTCCTCAAGGTCCTTCTCATCGAACCGTTTAGGGTCCGTTGGTTTCCACGCCCAGTACTCAGGATCGCTATCGTAGTTGGCGGCCAGCATCGGAGCCAGCTTGTTCCCGTAGAAGGCGCGTTGCTTGGCGTTCTTAGGGTAGCGGGCAGGCCAGATGATGGTCATGTAACCACGGTCCAACAGTTCGTTGTAGAGGCTCATCTCGCACTGAGGCGTGCCCAGGTACAGGACAGTGCCGCCAGGCTTGAGGATAGCGTCGAACTCCTTTACAAGCTCTCCCAGCTTATCCCGTGCTGCCTGGGTGCTGGAGTTGCCTGGAGTTTCCACGTCGTCGCCCACGATGAGGTCCGCACGGGAGCCAGTAAGCTGGCCCGTGATACCCACCGACTTGACGGACGGGGAGTGGTCGGGCAGCTTCGGGCCTACGTCGAACTTGATAACCGTGTCGATCTGACCACGGCGGGCCTTGAGGTGCGACAGGAACGGCATGATGTCGATGATGTTCTTGATGAAGCCCGAGTTGGCATCGGCGCGTTCCTTTGAGGCCGACACAATCATGATCTTCATCTGCGGGTCATTCCACAGTTTCCAGACGACGAAGGCGCAAGTGATGAACGACTTGGCCACGCCTCGGAACCCCTGGATGATGTAGCGACGGCTTGGGGCACCGTCATAGGCGATAGGCGGGTTCTGTAGGACACTCGCCATATCGTTCTGGATCGGCGTAGGAGGCGGCAGGTTGATTGCCTTCCACACCATCCACAGGAAGACCAAGAAGGATGTCTTTGCGCGTGCAATGGCGCTCTCCTCCCTGGTCAGCTTGGCCACCGGGCCGACTGCCTCCTTAGTGGAAGCCATGGCCGGTCTCCTCGTCGCCGATCACCGGAGGGAGGTCCCTCACAATGTCCGACATGACGCCCGCACTTGTGCCTGGGTTCTCCGTGTTGGCCTGAGGGTCAATCTCCAGGCCTGCCTTGTGGAGGGCATTGAACAGCGCGTTGTAGAAGGCAGGGGTGCGCTTCTCGGGATTCTTGAGGTCCTCCCGCATGGCCTTGAAGCCCTCCAGGTGGCACTCCGCCATGAGAGCGTCTAAGCGTTGGATCAGGGCTTCACTCATGCGGCCACCACTGGGGCAGGGCGCAAGGCCTTGATCGAAGAGACCACCGTCGAGGTGACCATGCAGAAGATCGCCACCACGTAGAACCACTCGTTGATCGTGAGGCCTGCCACGCGGGCACCGACCTCGCCAGCCACCAGGGCCGGAGGGCCAAAGGTGGTGATACCTTGATTCATGTCAATATTAACCATAGTTGCTCCTTAGTTATGCTTCTACTTGCCACGAGGCGGATGCCGTCATGGATACTTGCCGGGTGCCGCCCCCAGGCCCCGTTACGGTACACACCAGGGGCACCGAGTAGCTGCCCGTCCCGTTGCGCGGGTAGGTCATGCCCACCGCCTGGGTGGCCTCGTTGGTGGCACCCCGCAGGGTTACCCGACTGTCCGCCCCCGGCCCGAAGGTCCAGGAGAACGAGAAGGCACCCGTAGGGGGATTCGTGGAGACGTGGCCGTAGGACAGAGCCACGGCAGGACCGCCCGTGGCGTCGTAAGACATATCCGTGTTGGACCCTGCTGCGGTCCAGGAGGCCTTCCCGTACAGGTCAGACAGCGCGATACGCCCCGAAGGGCGACCGGCCAGGGACCGTACATCAGAGTCCCCCAGGCGCACAGGGAGGCCCCGCCCAGGGTTAGCCAGGCGGAGTTCATCCAGGACCATCCCGAGGGACAGTCGGCCAGCGGAGGGCAGGGTCATTTGGAGTTCTCCAGTGCCGCTACACGTTCCGACAGGCGGAGGACCTCGCGGGCCAGGTAGACAACAGCGGCCATTGCGGCCCCGCCTACGTTGACGTGGAGGATTCCCTTATCGTTCGCCGTGACGGCTTCGGGCATGACCTTGGCCAGCGACTGGGCTTCGATACCCACGCTGCGCTCCCCGGTCGCCTTCAGTCGGTAGGAACCCGCCTTGACACCTGCGAGGTCCATCACGAAGGATGGCGTGAGGGGCTGCCAGGAGTCCTTGAGGCGTGCATCCGAACCCATGACGAACTCGGAGCCGTACCAGATGCCCGAGTTGGACAGCTGGCCCACGTTGGAACTCTTGGCGGCATCGACCCAGTTAATCATGTTGGACGAGTCGATAGTGCAATATCGGTCACCGCCGCCCCAGGCCAGATAGATACGGCCGGACGCTCCTGCCTCACCTGCTGCCGTGATGTTAGGGGCACGTACAGCAGCGCCCGCCTGGACATCTCGACCGGCCTTGATGTCGCCAGTGATACCTAGGTTACCGCCGTTGCTCAGGGTGAGGACCCACGAGGACCGTGCGGCATTCATTACCAGGAAGCACTCACTGCTGGAGGCACCCCAACCTCCCCGCTCGGTCCCGGAGGAACCTGTATTGCGGACGCGCTCCTCCGCATCATGGCGTGCCCAGAGGGTCGTCGCGTACTGCTGCTGGTCCGTCCAGCGGTTTTGCCGGATGGTGGACGCGATAGGGCCATAGTCGGAGCCGTTGACGATCCCGCGCATGACGCCCCCGAAGGAATCACTTCCCCAGGTGAGGGCTAGCTTGGTGGCACCCGTCTGCTCGACAGGCCAGAATCCCAGCTTGTCCTGCTTGTTAGCCACGGCCGCGCTTGCTGCGTTCGCAGTAGCCTCGGCGGCATTCGACTTCGCTACCGCGTTGTCTACCTTGTTCACCAGTTCGGTGGCCGGGGCCGCTGCTGCTGCCGCGTTCGCTGCCGAGATGGCTGCTGCCGATGCGGAGCCAGCCGCTGCCGTTGCGGAGTTCCCCGAGGCAATCGAGTAGTCCCTCGAGATGTTCGAGTAGCTGCCCGCCTCGGTGCGGTACTGGCCAGCCTGGAATGCACTGTCGGCCGACTGGCCCGCGTAGGTCTGCGACTGGGTCGCGTACTGGCCAGCCTGGTAGGCGTAATCACGCGCCTCATTGCGGAAGCCTTCAGCCTCGTTACGGAAGACCAGGAGGCCCGCACGGTCCGAGGTGTAGACGCCATAGGTCATCGCATCGGAACCCTGCACAGGCGTCCCTACGTTGACTATACGGCGGCCACGGGCGTCCAGGTTACCGAAGTCGTCGGCCCCCAGGGTATCGGCGGCCAGGTCCCTCGCCTCCTGGGCGATATGGATGGTCTGCACCTCGGCCAGATTCAGGTCGGATGCGCGGAGGATAGAGCCGTCATTGAAGTTGACGAGTCGCTCGGTCGCGGAGGTCACCCGGCGAATCTCGATAGTGCGGAACCCTTGAGTGGGTCCCCAGGCCTGCGAGGTGCGGACAGAGGTGGCGTTGGCGAACGTAAACTCAGTCATGAAGTTGAGGACACGGCGGGTGTCACCGATGAGGGTCACCTGGACGAACTTGCGGGCCAGGTACTCGAAGTCCACAGGGAATACCTGGGTGGACCCATTGAGTGGGTAGACTTTTACTGTTGCTGGTGAGGCCATTGTGGTCTCCTTATGGTGAGTGAGTGGAACACGACAGGAGACCCCGAAGGGTTTCCCGCGTGCTATAGGTGGGGTTAATAGGGGTCCGCAATGAACTCCATGAAGGCCCGTTGCGACAGCGGATCATTGGGGACCAGGCCCCGCATGTTCATCTGCCAGCCCTTCGTAAAGCGCTCCTGGTCGAAGTCCTCCTCGGGTGTCAAGAAGGGCACAGCCGGGGCCGTAGCGACTCCAGCGATGTCCGAAAGCATCTTGACCGCAGGGGCACCAGCGACGGACTCGCCCAGGAAGCCAGCGAGGCCAGTCTTGCCGGCCATCTTCTCGCGGGCCAGCTTGGCATCCGTGGAGGTCTTGCCCATGCCCGAGTACTGGAAGAACTCCGGGGCGGCCTGCTGGGCCACCTGGGAGGCCCCCACAGTATCGTAGAGCCAGCCAATGGAGGAACCGGCCGAAGTACGCTTGAAGCTGTTAGCCACGAGCGGTCCCCAGTCGTCCTCCTCGCCCAGGCGCTCCGAGAGGAACTTCTCACGGTCAGCCGCGTCCGGGTACTTCAGGGATTGCATGTGGGCGATACCGGCATAACCTACGCCCGCCAGCAGGGGAGCCAGCAGGAACATATCTACGGCCTCGCCCAGGTTTCCATGCTGGACGTTGTTCGCGCCTCGGATGAGCTTGGCATTGAGGGATCGCTGCACGAAGCTCATGAACTGGGTGAACATGCCCACGATTGGCATCCCGGCCAGGCGGCTGGAGTTACTAGCCGTGTTCTGCTGGATGACCCTCTCGGACCAGTACTGGCCGTAACGGCGCAGGGCGACCGCTCGAGGGTCCTTCAGGAGCAAGTCAGGCTGGACAATCTCCAGGTCGCCGCTCTTGCCCATCCGGGTAGCCTCGCGGAGCAAGTCCTTGATCCCGTCCAACTGCTCCTTGGAGACGGACGCCTCCAGGGCCTTCTTGGGGTTCACGAAGGATGTCCCTTTGCGGCCGTGTGCTGCGCCTGCCAGGTCCGCGAAGAACTCAGCGCGGCTCGACTCGATGATCCGCTGGGTTGTCCCCCGCAGCATGCGAGAGGTCCACCAGTTGTCCGTGGCCGCCGCGATGGCTCCCTGGGCACGGGCAAGACCACGCACACCTGGGCGGTCCCCCGACTCGGACACCAAGCGGGTGACATTGCGGTCAATCGCCTCGGAGTAGGTCGGACGGATAGCCCGGTCCAGGTCCATGCCCCAGACGATGTTCTGAGCCAGGTGCAAGGACTTCGCCGTGTTCTTCCCGTAGCGGAGAGCGTTGAGGCTCTTGCCAATCACAGGGATCGTCGTGGCCGCCCACAGGAGACCGTGCTGGCGTACACCCGCTGCTATCTCGGTGTAATTCAGCAGGGCCATGTAGGCGGACGACTTCATGAAGGCCAGGTTCTTGGCGATGCTCTCGAAGGCGGCCACGCGGGAATGCTCACTCCGCTGCCCCATGCCGTACAGGTTCTTAATCATCTGGTCCAAGGCCTTCGCCTCAGACTGGAGGTTAGTCCCCTTGCCGCCCCGCTCCATCATCTCGGCCACTTTGGCGTTGAACGTCGGGAGGTCGGCCCCGGTCCCCACTGTCACGCTCATGTCGCCACGGACGCGGTGGAAGTAAGCAGAGTCAATGAGGTCAGTGTCGTGGGAGAACAGGTCGGACACCTTGAACTCCCCGCCCTCTGGCATGTTGACCACACCATCATGGCCGAACACGTTACGGGCCTTGCGGAACCCCGCCTCACCCGTGGGTGCCCCTGCGCCACCGTCAAGGAAACGCGAGAGGGCGGCCGTGGTGGAGCCATCCGATTTGTCAGCCGTCCGGACGATCCCGTAGGCCGTGTCCATGGCGATGTCCCAAGGGGTCTTGCCACTGGCCTGCGCCATCTTGTCCACCTCCGCCCGTACAGCCTTGTCGGTCTGGTACTTCGAGAGGAACGACTTGGCCACGAGGTCCTGGAGCTTGGCCTCCCCGTCTACGCCCAGCTTGTCGATGGCCTCGGCAATGCGGACTTCGTTGTAGACGATAGGGGCACCGTAGTCCGCACGGAGGCGGGTCTCATCCAGCAGGGGAGCCACCTGGACACCCCATCGGGCACCAGGCGCGGCCTGCTGTTCCCCCAGGTCCTTGTAGAACTGTTCCCGGAGCTTGGCCATCTCGACCTCTCCCTTCGTGAGGCCTGCATGGTTCTTCGTCCGGATGGCATCGTCCACGCGCTTGTTGATCGCACGGGTAATCTCCGTCCGGGTCAGGTCCGAGGATGCCCAGGTGGGGTCCGCCATGGCTGCGCGGCGGGCGTCTTGGATGGTGGACTGGTAGGAAACAAACTGCCCGTCCATGGCCTTCGCAACGTCCTGGGCGGTGGCCCCGAACTTGCCGCTAGAGCCGTCCACATAGCCGCGAGTGCTGCGACCCAGGTCGTGGAACAGGCCGCGAAACTCGGCATCGCTGGACTTGGCCAGGACATCGCCAATCTCGAACATGGTCGGTACGCCCTTCGCGTACACCTCGAGGGGCTTGTTGTTGATCGGGTTGAAGGGATTGCTGTTGCTGTACTGGATGCCCGTGCGCGTGTCGATGGTGTCGCCATTCTTGCGGGTAATGAACTCCGGCATCTTGGCAGGCTTGTAGCCCCCTGGGCCGTCGATAGGCTGGAGGTAACCCGGCTTGCCGTCAGGTGGGGCAGTCTCCGGGTAGAGGTCCTTGCGCCACTTGATGCCTGTCTCGGCGTCGATGTCCATCGGGTTAAAGATGGTCGGGTTCGATGCGTCCTTGTAGCCAGCCTTTTGCAGCACCTCCACGGTCTGCTGGGCCTCCGCTCGGTGGACTGAGCGCTCCATGCTGCTGGTCGCCCTGCCGAGTTTCTTGGAGATGCCCCCGAGGACTGCCCCGAAGGCCAGCCCGCCGACTGCACCCGCTGCCATAGCCGAGGAGTAATCTGCCTCCACCCCCGTGTACCCCTCGCGGATGCTCTCCGTTCCGATAGACAGGATGGCACCCTCGCCAGCCATACGGAATGCCGTGGAGGAAGCCGTGGCGATAGACCCGGAGAACAGCTGGGCAGGCTTCGCAAAGACCCCCACGGGTGCCACGATGGCCCCGTATGTGATCGGGTCGCCCGTCATCTCTCCCAGGCCATAGGAGAGGTCACCCATCATGGTCCGGTTCGCGGATGCCGATGCTTGATTCTCCTTGGTCAGGCGGATGAGTTCGTCAATGTCTGCCTTGCCGGTTGCGTTGCGGATGACGAAGGTGGCACCCGCTGGGCCGATCCCGCTGGACATGATCTTCTCCTTGTCCTCGTCGTCCAGTTCCGCGCCGCCACCCAGCAGGGTCTTAACAGGATCATCACGACGAAACATAGTGCCAAGAGTAGAGGCAGCGACACCGGACTTAAAGGCGTCCCACTTTCCTTGTACAGGGGCGACCCAATCGCGGGCACCTTGCAGTGGGGCGACAGGTGCAGGTGCAGGCTCGGCTTTCGCTCCAGATAGCCCTAGTACGCCTGGGGCCGCCTTCGTGTAGTTCCCCTGGACATCCTTGCCGAGGGCTTTGAGGTAGTCCTGGGTCTCCTGAGGCAGGGCCGTGAGTTCGCCTCGGCGGTACGCCTCGATGTTCTTGTTGCCCTTACCCTGGCCAGCGTTGTACGCCACCAAGGCCTCATTCCAGCCGCCATAGGTCTTGACGTGCTGGGCCATGATCTGGGCCGCCGCAGGGACATTCTTCTTGGGGTCCAGGAAGTCGTCCTTCGTGTTCAGCCCAAACTTTCCGGTCCAGTACTTAGGCATTACCTGCCCCAGGCCCAGGGCACCCATGGGGGATACCGCAGACGGGTTCCCGCTCGACTCTTTCATGATCTGCTTGTGGAAGTCGTCAGGGTCGATGCCCGCGTCGATAGCGGACTGCTTGATTAATTGGTCGAATCGGCCATCGTATTTACCTGCCATGTGTGTTCTCCTTTGTGGTTAAGTTACTCGTGCCCTGCACGGACCCCTTTAGTGGGCTTGTCGTCAGGGTATTTCTTGGTGATGAATTCCACCTGTTGCTTCGTCTTCGCGGTGCGCTTCTTGGTGGACTCGGTGGCCTGCGCCTGGTACTTCGAGCGGAGTTCCTCCTGGGTCACCGGCACGGTCTCGCCAGTCAAGATCGACCGGACCAGCACGCGCTTGCCCGCAGGGTCATACTGGATATGCATCATCTTGTCATCCGGAATGGCCAGCGTCTTCTTGGCATCCGTCAGGATTCCCTGGAACGTGGCCTCACCGGCTTTAACCGAGGTGGCCCCGCCGTCTACCGCGAAGAAAGACTTGTGGACGGCCGACTTGTTGTCGTTGAACATGACGTGCTGGTCCTTGAAGTCCACCTCGGCCCGCTTGACAGCCGTCTCGGGGTCCAGGTTGAACGACATATAGGTCCCCGCCAGGGTGCGCAGGGCCTCCTGGTTCTGACCAGTGGCGGCCATCTTCAGGCGTGCCAGGGACTTGTCCACCATCTTCATGGTGTCATTCCTCTGCTTCTCAGGGAGGGCCTTCCACTTGGCGGTAGCCACTGCGACCTCCACGGGACCCTGGCCGAGTCGCTCCCCGATTTCCATGGCGTCCATGAAGGGCGGCTTCTCGTCAGCCCCGTAGAGGGCCGTGGCGTCCACCTGAGCCAGGGCCTGCACTCGGGTGATACTCGCAGGGATGTTGAGGTCGGCAGCAGCCTTGCCCGCGTTGATCTGGCCCATGAGGACTTGCCAGTCGGCGTTAGCCTGGGACACCTGGCCCTTGATGGCATTCGCTGCATAGCCATCCGGGATCGAGGCTGCCAGGCGCAGGATTGCCTTGTCCCGCTTGGGGCCTTCAGGGTAGCCGCTGATCAGCTGCGACTCCGCACGGCTCCGCTCCTCGCGGTCGTCCAGGCCCATGTCGGTGATGTTGGTAGACACCCCGGCACCGTCCAGGCTACCGTCGATGAGGCCCGAGAGGGTTGTCATGGCGTTCTGGACCCGGCCATCGCTGGCCATCTTTTCGCCGAGGGCCTTCTGTGCCGCTGCCGCCTGGACCTCCTGCTTGTGCTTGACCTGAGTCAAGTAGTGATTCGCCCGCTCAATCTCTGGGGTCATGCCACCCCCCGACTCCTCCACCAAGCCGTTGATGTGCTTGCGGATGCCCACGTCGTCGTTCAAGGAGACCATGTCGGACAGCTTGGCAGCGGTCTCCACGAAGCGGACGCCATTGCGCTCGTTCTCCTTAGTCTGGGCATTGACCACCATCAGGTCGAACTTGCCGCCCCCGAAGACCTCACGGAGGGACACGTCCTGGCCGCCGAATGGGACCTTCATCTCGCCCAGGGAGCGGAGGACTTCGTGGCCCTGCGGGGACTCCTGGAGGGAATCCATAGCGGTGCTGATGAGGCCCAGCCGCTCGGCATCCGTCCGGACCTGGCCCATGTCGAAAGCCTTCTTAGCGCTGTTGACGATGTACTGAGCGGCCACCTGCGGGCCACCGCCACGGATCACCTCGGGGATTGGTGCGACCATGTCGGCCTTGGCGATAATCTCCGCTTCGGTCTTCAGGCGCTTATTGGTGACATCCGTCTGGAGTCGTGCCAGGACATCCCGGCGCTTCTCTTCGTCACGGTAGAAGCCCGCGTCGAAAGCCTTGGTGTCCCCGGCCGTGCCGAAGGCCTTGGTGTAAGCCTCGCGGGCACCCCGGAGGGCCTCGATGCGGGCCTGGTCGGCAGCGTCCACCGAGTCGTAGGACCCCTGGGTGATCTTGGCCTCGATGTCCTGCTCCACCTGGAGGGCCAGATTGTATGCGCTCTTGTTATGGAGGACGGACATGGCCAGGGGATCATCCTGGAACGGGACGTTGCCCTTGTGGATCGCATCCCGGTACTCGTCCAGGGTCTTGTCACGCATCCACTCGCGGACCTGCTTGTCTGCCGACTCGGTGCGGTCCTCCTGGATAGCCTTGACGGCACCTGGGGCGGACTGCGCGAACTGGGCTAACTGCTGGGCCAGCGAGGGACCCATCTGGCGGTCTGCCTGGATGTTGGCCCCCTGGAGGGAGCCTCCCGTCTGCCGTGCAGGTGCCTGAGGGGCGGCCTGGAACTGGCGAACGGTCTGGTACACATTGTTTAACGATGAGGCCATGGGGACTCCTTTCTATTTAGTTGCGGGGGACTTCATGGAACCGGCCATGCTGGAACCTGCGGCATAGCCTTGCATGCCCCCGTTGATGACCCCGAGGGTGTCGCTGAGGGCGGACGGACCACGGATGGTGGCGAAGCCTCCTAAGGTAGCCTTCGTGCTTTCATAGTTCATCTCGCCTTCTACCTGGATGCCCCGACGCTGGCGGCTGTAGTTGTCACGGATGCTATCGTCAGTGCGGGCCTTCTGTCCTTCGACATCGCGCATGACCGCGTCCATACTGCGGCCCTCCACGCCGGTCTCGCCCATGGCGGCCTCTACGGCTGCCCGGTTGCGCAGGCTGTTGATGTTCGAGTCCGTCAGGGCGGCCACGGCCTGGTCATAATTGTCGCGGTCCTGGCCCTGGAGTTCGGTGTCCTTGTAGTTCATCATCTTGATGGCCTGGACACCCTGCTTCTGCTGCTGGACGCGCTGAGCGCCGATGGCATCCGCCTGGTCCTTCTGCCCCGACACGGCACCGAGGACGCCCACGATGGCCATCCCGATGGATACTGGTTCACACATGAGGCACCTCCTTTCGTTGAATGTAGAAGCGGGCGAACTCCTGCCCGTTCCGGTTGAATGTGTCTGCGGAGAACTCGGCCCCTAAGTGCTTCAGGAACCGGACATGCAGGGCGTTGGTGACCATGACCTCATTGGTTAGGACATCCACGTGGTCCAGCAGGGTATCCCGGCGGGCCTTGATGTGTCTCACGAAGTCGCGGGCGTGGTGGTCCACCAGGGAGGTGCACAGGAACCAGCAGACGCCGGTCACGGACCACCCGCCGAGGGCCACGAGGTGCCCCCGTTGGTTCCGCACGGCCTCCACATAATGCTCGTCCTCCACGCCCACCAGGGCCATGAGGGTGTCCCAGAGGGTCCCCAGGTGGTTGCCACTGTGGGCGCGGTACTCCAGGACATCGTCCGCCCGGATTCGCATGCTCATTTCCCCGATGTCCTTGCGGGTCAGGGGTGATACGGTAAGAGCCATTGGGCCTCCTTTAAATCGCTTGTTCGCGCTTGTAGTAGTTGCCGATCCAGCCGCCACCGATGAGAGCCAGTGGGGTAGGGTTGTCGGAGGAAACGATCACGGCGCAGCGGTCCACGTTCGCCATGATAGGGAACCGGAACTGGTCGGTGTCGTTCGCTGGGGAGCCGATCACATAGTCGCCCATGTGCTTGCCGGTCATCGTGTAGGTGTACTTGCCGCACACGGTCACGGTGAAAGCCCCGCTGTTGTTGTGATTCACCCAGGCCCTGCGGATTTGCAGGCGGCCCGTGTCCTCGCTGCGGATGCCCATCTGGTCCTGGACCTTGATGAGGAACTTGGAGAACTGGTAGGTAAAGGTGTAGGCCTCACCCACCACGAGGGTCCGGGCGGACCAGTCCCCAGGCATCTCCAGGATACCGCCTTGGTTATGCCAGCCGTTTTGCGGAGGGTCGAACTTCAGGCAGCGGCCCAGGTCGTCAATGACCCAGTAGGAGCCATACGCCGGGATAGTCCCGTAGACGGCCGCCAGGGAGGCCCTGGTCGTGTTGTCGTCTGGGGTGTACGTCAGGCCCAGGAGACGCGCCTTGCGGTCCACGTAGGTCCGGTACGGCTCATAGTCCACGTCCTTCGTGTTCTGGGTAAACTCGATGGACTCCAGGTAGAGGCCTGCCTCAGTGGACAACATCAGGTACATCTTCGAGCCGACCATCTCGGCACCAAACACTCGCACCCCCCGGCCGAAGTCCCAATGAGACCAGGATTGCTGAGCCAGTTGCTCATCCATGTAGAGGTACTTGTACAGGAACAGCTTGTTAGGCGCTCCGGCCGTGAGGACTACCACGATGTTCTCCGTGGTGGAGGAACCCAGGTGGAAGACCCCATTGGGGACATACGAGGGAACGTGGCTGGTAACGTCCTCGGCATTCTTGACGGCGCTCACGTCCTGGACCGCGTAGTAGCGGCGGATAGACGAGAAGGACGCCCGAGGGGCCGCGAAGTACACCCCACGGCCAGCCGCTACGGGCCTCGCGTGGATTGCCGACTCGAACTCGGTGGACTGGTCAACCTTGACGGACTTGCTTGACAGGACGCCATCCGCCCTGAGGACGAACTGGGTCTGATCGGACCACAGCAGAAGCTCCTCCGCGAAGGGAACCGCGTGGTTCAAGGTGGATACCCGCGTGTGACTCACGGCCACGTCAATCGGGTCACTGTCACCCGTGGCCACCACCGACTTAGGAAAGAAGTCGAAGAACTTGCCGGAGCCGGAGAGGATGACGTTCTCGCCGCTGAGCAGGCCAAGTCGGTTCCTGAAGAAGAACACGTCGTTGATCGTGTTGTCCACGAAGGACGGCATCGGGGAACTGTCATTGTCACCCGAGGGGCGGGACTGCCAGGACAGTTGGCGAAGCTCGAATACACCATCGGCACGGCGGACCATGGCGTGGGGCATCGTGGCTGGGTCCAGCTTGTGGATGATACCTGGGGCCACCGTCTCCACCCACACCAGCTTGCGGGCATCGTACTTGATGAAGTAGTCGTCCGCCCCGCTGCCTGGGTCGCCGGTCACGTTGACGATGTAGCCGTCTGGTGCCTGGGCTGGCAGCATGTTGAATCGCTGGCACTCGAAGATGACGCCAGTCATGAGGCCGTTGTTGAATCCGTCCTCGGTCACCAGGGCCGAGATGGGAGTCCCCACGGGGGCCGCCAGCATGACCCAGTTGGGTCCAGTCGTGACCGTCCAGGTACTCCCCAGGGTAGTGGCGCACTGGGTAGCGAGTTCCTTGGTGATGAATTGGGTGTCGATCTTCTCGGCATGCTCTTTCTCGGACCCGTCTGGGGTCTTGAAGGTGGCGATACTCTGGCTGTTGACCAGTACCTTGTAGGTGCGCCCATACTGGCCGCCCTTGATGTTGATGATGCATCGGCCGTCCTTGCGGTAGCCTGGGTTGGTGACATCGCCCAGGGCCTTGACGGTCACCTTGCGGTTAATCACGAAGGTGTAGTCGGCCACGGTGACCAGGCGGAGGTCATCGCGGGGTTCGGTGGTCAGCATGTAGTTGCCCCCGTGGGGGGTCTCCACGGACACCGGGCGGCCCTCCAGGTCCCACACTCGTGGGGTTGTCCCCGTTGGTCCACCTCGGGAGCCGGGGAACAGCATGTAATAGCGCTCGGTCTCGTCCCGGTTGATGAGGCGCACCAGGGGCTTGTCCGCGTAGTTGTCCGTGAGGAGCTTGATGTGGACCGATGGCGGGCGCTTCTGTAGGCCTTCGACCTCGGACGAGAAGGCATTGACCTGGGTCTCGCCTTGATCGGGGAAGCGGAGAATGTCGGGCTGCTGCGAGATGCCGCCCTTGAGGTTCTTGATGGTTTGCGTGACGAGTGGCATGGGTTAGCTCCTTGCAGACTGGGACAGGTAGAACGGGTCCGAGGTGAACATATTGTAGCCGCCATAGTCGATGTCGAACTCCTGGACCGCCTGCTCCGCAGTGGTGATCCGCTGGGACAACTCAGCGTCAATCCCTGGGTCGCCGTAGTTGTTCGCATTGAAGCGCTTGGCGGCCACGTAGGTGATCCACTGGCGGAAACAGAAGGGCAGTTGCTCGAAGGGGACCTCCTCCGTCATGGTGACCGTAAAGGGTCCGGGGAAGCGGTCCGTGCGGGCCAGGCGGTCATACACGAAGCCCTCGCGGTTGACGTAAGGGGTTCCGCTCGGGGTGATGATGCGCAGGTAGGACGGACTCCACACCACCTGTTGGCTGAATACGTCAGGCATCATTTGGAAGTCCTCGTCCACGTTGAATACCCAGCCTCGGTCCTGCTTCTCGGCAGACACTGCGGCCAGGAGGGCGCGGGCCGACATGGCATCCACGTTGCCGTCACCCTCGAGGGTATTTACGGGTGCCTCGCCGAT